CGGCAGTGATGTCACCGACGTCGTTGGTAATCCAAGTAAAGTCCATATCGGTATTTGTTGCCTTTGAAAGAATCTGGCCCGTCGTGCCACCTTTAAGGTCGGCCATAGAGGTATCTACGGCTTGACCAAAGACTTCAAAATCAGCAGGAAGGTCGGTTACTAAATCTGTCGGCGTTGGCATTTGCCAGCCGAAGTTACTGGTCGGATTGCTCATCTTTTCTCCTTACGCGACTATCGTCGCATCTTGCCATTCGAGAGTTCCCGAGATGGTGTTCCATTTTTCTAGCACTGAGACTTCTTGCCATTTCATAGCTTGAAGGCTAAACGCCAACGGTGAAAGCAAAGCCGTCACCGAGACCGAATTGTACGCTGCCCGGAACGTCCATCCCTCGACGAAACCCAGATAAGTTCCAGCAGACATATTGAGTGGCAAATCCGAGATTCGTAACGGAAGTCCCATAAAGATGTTAATCATAGAATCCCGGTCTGTGTTATCGATTTCTGGATTGGTCAATTCGTATGTGATCTGATTGAACATCGGCAACGGATAGGCCCGGAGAGTTAAATAGAAGGCTGCTTGCGCATCGGCGTCTGCGTGATTTTTCAGGGTGGTGGTAACTATCTGGGCCAGACGTCCGTAAATGGCTATGGAATCGGCATCCTCGAAGGGAGTGGTCTCATTGGCTGAGTTGCCCCCGTACTTCAAAGTCACCGAGTTCCGGACGTCTCCAGCTCGCGTCTGAATAGTGATGCCATTAGATAAGGCCTGAGCTGCTGAAAGGTCGGTATAACCGTTAGTTGCCAGATAAATGCTCCGGTGAGTCGAATCGGCATAACTGATTCTTCCCTGAGCATCTTCATAAATATAACCCAATCCGGATGTAGCGAGGTCTGAGACCAAAGAATAAACCGTCGTCCGCTCGGCAGTTCGTGCAGCTAAATCATAATTGCCTGGAGTATCAATCTCACCAAGTCCCACGTTCTCTGCGTTGGCCCAAGTTATCGTTGGAGTATATGTAGCCCACGTCAAAGCGGCTGGAACTTCGCCCCAGTTATTGAGAAGCAAATCCGTTAAGACTTCGAGGATTTGAGTTCCGTCATGAGCTGAAGCCAAGGCTCCATCGGTAAGGGCTTTAGGAAGTCGAGATAGGGCTCCAAGGGCGATGATTGAAATCGTCTGGTTGATTCCTACGACGCCAGAACTAGAGACTGAGATAGAGACGTCAGTAATTGTCCCACCAAATATCGGAGTAAAGGTCGCGGTTGAGTCTTTGAGTTCAATTGTCACAGAGTCGTTGATATTGATATTAACTTCAGATTGGTCAAGATTTATTAGCTGCAGATTCACGTAACCGGCATTGGCCTGCTCATAGATATTAACGCGGCCCGAAGTTATCGTCATATTGGCAAGCGTGAAGGTGGTGTAAATCGTCCCATTGATGGTAACGCGCCAGATTGGATTCCAGACTGTCACACTGCGACCAAGTTACTAGAACCACCGGTGCCACGGTAGGCAGAATTGTTGAGGGTATCTACAATCGTCCGAGCCGTACCTTCTGGGTCAATTGCTCCATTAACCGTAATGCTAATACGTGCAGCATTTTGAGAATCCGTGAAACCACCGCCACCCATAGCAGCTAAACGAGCGGCATTTTGTGAATCGGTAAATCCACCACCGGCGATGCTGGCGGCCGCTTTAGCTGCAGAACTAGCTGCGGAAGAGACCGACGTCGAAGTCGTGCCGGAAGTCGAAGTCGATGGAAGGGCAATCTTTGGGATTGTCGTGCTTGTTGTAATGCCTGAAGTCGAGACGGTTGGCATTTTGACGGTTGGGGCTCCACTGACTGGAATAGTCGGGATGTTTGGTAAAAGTGGGATGGAATTGTATTTAGTAATCAGCCAGTTGATAACTCCGATGGCCGCTTCGACCGCAGTCGTAATGGCTCCAATAATGCCGCCAATGATATTAATGACGCCGCCAGCAATCTTTCCTACGATCTGAAGGGCTGCTCCTAAAGTCGTTCCGAGAACCGGTGCCACGTAATCCGCAATTAACTTTCCGAAAGCCAGGAATGCATCCATGTTTTCACCAATGGCATCTTTGACGTATCCGAAGGCTTTAACGAGACCGTTCCAGATTGGAGTGAAGACGTTGCTCAGAGTTGTACCGAGATTCGTAATATAAGAAGTTAATCCGCCAGACTTATCGGAGAAAGCAGTAGATAACTTCTCGACGATTGGCACCACGTACTGAGTAAAATATCCGACTAACTTCTCCAAGATAGGAAGCAAGGCGTAGCCAATAGTCTCTTTGGCTTCGTTGAGTGTGGTCTTGAGAATATCCATCCGACCCTGAAAGGTCTGGGCGTTACGAGCTGCGGCACCGCCGAACAAATCTGAAAGACGCGTCTGGACTTGGGTGAAATCCATGGTCTTAAGTTCAGCCGATGATAATCCGATGCCTAACTTGCCGAGGGCAGTCGTGTTCCCGTCATAAGCCTTGCCTAACGAATTTGCCACCGTTTCGAGCGGTTTCCCGGTTTGCGTTGAAATATCAAGGGCCAAAGAAAGAAGCTCTTGGGCTTTACTCGCATCTTCAGTCGAGATTGCCAGCCGTGATAAAGCCGGGCGAAGTTTGTCGTCCGAGACTCCGGTGGCCAAAGACATCTTGAGAATCTGCTTTTCCACAGAAGCAATCTGGTCATTTGTTGCACCGGTCGCGTTCTTTAACGCGCTGGCTAATTTAACCTGAGACTGCTCATCTTCGATGGCTGCTTTGACTCCATCGACGCCAATCTTGATTGCGTAGGCACCAGCCGCAGCGGCAGCGGCCGCAAAGGCTAGACCGGCTTTCTTTCCGAAGTCTGTGACTTTACTACCAAAAGAATCGACCTCGTTGGAGCCGACGTTGAGATTCTTTTTCAGATCATCAATATCAGCCAGAATGGATAACTTGAGAGTTCTTGAACCAGCGGCTGCCATGTTACGTCCATTCCTTTAAAATCTTTGTGAATGCATTTTCCCACTCATTAACCAAATATGGCTGCTCTTTGCGAAGTGTCGGATAGATAAAGTAACCGCGAGAACCACGGCCTTCTTTACCAGACCAGACTGGGAACTGCTTGAACTTGTTAGACCCGAACTCGTAACCGCCCCAGAGTTGTTGAGTCGTGCCACCGCCGGAGAACTTTTGAGACACGAAGCCGAAAGATAGTTCTCCGACTTTGGACGATTTACTCACTCTTGAACCGTCAGCAATCCTTGAAGCAGCTCTATTTCTTGCATTAGAAGCCGAACCGATAATCTTGGATTGGAGATAAGTAGCCAGACCATTGGAGACGCCTTTAGCTTGAGAGACGGCTTCTTCGTCCATCGCCTTGAAGGCCCGGATAATGCCACGCAAGTCAGACTTGTCGTATGCGATCATCTCACTTGCCATTCCGCTGCTCCATAATCTCGATTGCGGTTAATACGTCTTCGGCGGTCTCGAACTCGCTGCGACTTAGACCGGTTGCGATGGCCAAGTCCCAGAGGATTCTATTTAGGCTTCCGACGGCGTAACTTTTGGGCTTTCGTCATCTCCGACCTTTACTTCGACGACTGTGTCGCACCAAATATCGAAAGGCTTGACGGGCTTACCGCCACCCTCGCGCTTCATAGCGTGATACGCCAGAAATAGCAGGTCAGATATTCCTATCTTTTCCTGAGCTTGAGAGACGATAAATCCCGTCTTGTTTTCCCACTTAGCCCACTCTGGCGGTTGCGCAGTGTAGGTCTCAATGGTGCCGCCGTTATATTCGATTGTGATTGGTAATTTCATGCTCCCGATTCCTTATCTCTAGTCTAACGCTGGTGTGGTGACGCAGGTAAATGAAAGTGAAGCGGTTAATGCGTCTGGCGCAGAACCACCAAGTGAAGGGAAGATTGGCTGAACTTGGAACACGTATGCGACGCCTGCAACAGTAAAGAGAACTGAAAGCGGTGTATTTGGTGTAGTAGCTGCGGCGTTCCATAATGCTTCACAAAGTGATGAAACCGCTCCGAAATCTTGCAGCATTTCAACCGCAAAAGTTCCCTGAGAATCTGTCGTGTAATAAGCTTTGCCATCGAGGGTCTGGTACGTATTGATTGTCGAATCGATGGTAAGTGTGGCCGATGTAGCTTGAGCATCATAAGTATCACCATCGATGGTGAATGTGATGTCTCTACCGGTGATGATAGTGGTCATTTTTGCTCCTAGTTTTCTGTGTAGTAGGTGGAGACTTGTAAATCCGACGTAAGGAATTTACCAGTCCCGACTTCTAAAGGTGTCGGTTGATTGACGTTACCGACCACGTATCCGGGCGGCATGGCCCCCAGAATGCTTATCATCAGCTGCTCCAAGTTATCGAGGGCTGCTGCGTTATTGTTATACGCCACGACGCCGGTCACAGTCAGATTGACTCGAACCTTGGTCACGGCTCCATTAATAAGATTTGGCTCCAGATACGGTGCATCCGGGATTAAACATACGGCCGGAGCAATCAAAGCTTCCGGAATACCGTTATAGACCGAGGCAACGACTCCTGAG